TCTTAACCTAAAGTGGATGTCTGAACCGAATTATGGTATCTATGATAGCTGTGGAATGTTTATTGTTGGAGAGTTAAAAGAGAAATATCCCATAGAAGAAATAGAATGGCTCGACGAACAACCTAACCAAACGCCATGAAAGTATTAAAAGTTGATTTAGTAAGCTATTTGAAAAAATGGGCTGGCAAAAAAACAGCCAAAGAAATTTCTATTGATTTAGACATTCACATAAATACCGTCTGGCGATACGCCACAAAGGAAGGCATTGATTTAGAAATGCCGGAATGGTTAGAAAAAAAGAATCTTGTCGAAAGTCTAATCATAGAGCATCACAAACAAAAGCCCATATACGAGATAGCTAAACTAGCCGGGGTATCTTATGCGTTCGTCCAACATAAAGCGTTACGAATGGGTCTTAAGTGTTTTAACTCCAAAGTAGTTTCAGCCCCAAAAACCGAAATAATGAAAGGCGAATTTTTCCAGGAATGGGAGCATGAAGACTGGCTAATAGGTCCACCCAGATCCGCACACACATGCCGGATAATTGAGAAGCTTACCTTATCGCAGTCTCAAAAACTTTTGGGTTCCACCCCTGATCGTACACAGTCCAGACCAAACGGTCGGGGTTTGTATCTAAAAAGTAATAAGTAAGGGAAAATTTACCATTAGTGAAATCATAACCGTGAATAATATCAGCTAAGATCACTCTATCTCCTTGATAAAAGTTAAGATTAATAGATTTCAAATCTCCAGGATTTTCGCAAGTAAAAATCACAGGAACCTTAATCCCACACGGAGCCTTACTGCAGCTTAGTAGGACTAAACACAGAATAAGGAATTTCAATATATTCGCCACAGCTTACGGATTTAGATATTTGAATAGATATTTTAATTTCTACGACATTGCCGTCGGGGACCCTTTGGGAGCTTAACCCGAGTGGTAATAAAAGGATTAATATTAATGCTAACGCAGTTATTTTCATAGTTTAATCTTTTAGTATATCTTTTTCTTTAGAAACCTCAAAATCGTAAACCTCAAACACCTCACCTTCGTAGCTTAATCTGAACTTTAAAACCTTGCCAGGCAAATAAACAATCCCTACTAACATTCCCGGTATCTGTTCAGGGTCTGTTTTGATGTAAAATATCTCACCCCACTCCAAATCTGTTTTTATACTTATAGGCATTATTTATGAATTAAAAGTCTATATCTAACTCCGACTATATAATTATCACAATATTCAGGGGCATGACTAAATGAAGTGTACTTTACGTTATTATAAGTATCTCTCCATGTTATTTTACACCCAGCTTCCTCGCTATTTCTATAATACGGCTCCATTGCAATTATTTCTGCAATAACCATATCAACCTGGATTGATCTTTCAATAGAACAACTGCGTAAGCAGCTAAGAAGGAATATAATAATTAAGTACTTTACCATTTCGTTTGAATTTCCCTGATTTTACTTTACCTACCCTTGCCATTTCATTAAGCCTACTGCTTGCCTGGCTCAGCGAAAGCCCTGTTTGTTTAGCCACATCCTCAACCGTAAATGCATTTTCCGGCTTTTCCTGATAGATCACAAAGTTTTTACTAATAAATTCACTTGCTTTCTTACTCATTTTATTCATAAAATTATTTTGGCGAACTAGATAATATGAACCGTCGTTGATCAATTGTTAAAGCTGATTTTCTTTTCCTCCCCACAGCCCCGCACTTACACCTGAATTGCTCATAAGCGTTTACTGTGGTATAATATAACTTCCCCTCTTCCTTCAACTCTTTGGACCCGCACGAAGGACACCGGTGATTGTGTTCGTCAAGTATAAAAAGCCCAATATTAGGGTGTGGCTTAATCCAGGGGCGGAGCCTTAAATAAGTGTCTTCTAATATTCGAACGTCCTGGATGTTATATTTCTCCATTTCTTTAAGAGCTTTCTCATCCCCTTGATAACATTTGTTCCACATTTCCTGACCGTCATTAGGCTGTTTACGGGGCAAATTGAGGATCTGATTCACGAAGTCCAGTTTGTTATGCGAGAAGGCAAACTGCTTCCTGATGGTCTTTAAAGTGTCTATGGATTGATACGGGAGGGGAGGGTCTAACTTGTGAACTATAAACCTTGTGTTAAGGCGGGGAAGGTCGAATTTGTCCCCGTTGTGAGCAATGACTACATCGGCTTCATTTAATAAAGCCCAGATGCCTTTCATTATTCTTTTGTCGTCCTGCCTTAACGCCTCCTTACCCGTGAGCCGCCCGGAATAAACCTTGTTTTCAAAGAGCCATTTCGCTGACCATGTTAAACAGAACCACTCAGAAATTACCTGAGCCGGGTTTATATTCTGGTTCCATACGTCCCAAACAAACCCTAAAATTGGGGCAGTTTCAATGTCAATAATTAATATCTTCAGCCTGAATAATTCGTCAATAGAATTTTTTGGCATATATGATTTTAAACAGAAATTTCAAAGTGCATCCAATCGTAGTCTTTCTCCGGTCCATAACCTATAAATCCATGCTTATAAAAAATACTAACCATTTTCTTGTACTCGGGTTTACTAAATTGAGCAATGGGCTTTTTTACTTTTAAACCGTTCCTTACAGGGTCCAGGTCAATCGCAATTCCCCATGAGTGCCGGGACCATCTTGTCCCGCCTCGCATTTTTCTAAAATTGTAACACCCACCAAAAAGGTCAATCCCCAGCCTTTGGATCTCGTCAAGTCCGTAAATTTCTAAAAGGTCGTTAAAAACATTTATGAAATTCGAAGCTACAAGCTTATGGCATTGCATTTTTGTTACTGACTTGGATAAATCCCATGCAATCCTCATAGGGTAAGGGAGGGTAATAACCTTTAAATTGGCTACGTCCCCCGGTTCCCCGTATTTATATAATATTTGGGAATCAGTCATCATAATTCAATTCCGTCCGCTTCTGCTGCCTCCTGAATTGGCTCTAAAAAGATTCCTATTGAATAATCATCCAACTTTGTTTTAGTCTTTTTGGCTAAATCGCTAATCAATAGAAAAAACGAACTACCCGCTTTTAAAAACTGTTCGTAAACTTCTGGGGGGTTGTTAGATTTGATCTTGGCTAATAATTCTGTGATCTTTGTCTTACCCGCTTCCTTTGCTGCGCTGAAAAATATTTGAGCAATTATGTCTGACATATTATTTTTCTGTTTTAAATTCGCCGTCACTGTTTGTTAATAAATTTTTAAGTATATACCCAGCAGCAGCCGCTAAACCTACTCTTGCTGCATCTAATAGCTCGGAGGATGTAGGCCACCCGCTTACAATAATGTTATAAATAGTAAGAAGTGCAGCACTCAAAAAAGCTGTAATAATCCCTTTAACTGCATCACTTACGTTTAAACCAAGAAATTTACTTCGTAATTTACTTTTGGGCATTTTTTTTGTTTTTTAGTTCTTTATATATTTTTATTCCGTTATAAATAAATGTTGTTGCTGTAGCCATCCCGGCTAATAAATCTCATTGCCAGTTATAGCAGATAAGAATACCGCAATCCCGTTTATTTTAAAACTCATGGTGTCTAAATCTATCATTTCGTTAAAGTTGTTAATGTTACTTCATTAGAGCTGTTGTAAATTGGCATTGTTCTGTAGTTGTTTTTTATCGTTGCGGTTAGTGTGTATGTCCCAGATGGGATAGTTTTTAGCCATGTTTCTGAGACATTATGTACCCCGGGAAGTTTCAAATATGGACTCCAGTTTGACGTAAACGTGAACACCTGAGTCCCTTTTAAAGAATAAACAAGTTGGTAAGACTCATAACATGGGGCATTGCCGAAATTCGTTAAGGAAAGAGAAATGCTTATTCCGTCTGTATTAAACTTTACTTTCCCTGAATCAACGGAAATCTTATACCCCGCCAATGCTTCTGCCTGGCGTAAATAACTCATTGAAGTGGCATCTGGGGTGTAATTACCATTACCTATTGAAGCAGCGTGATAAAAAGTAATTTGCCTTGTCAGGTCGGAAAGATTAGACCCGGGACCCATTGGTTCCCCTACCCAGGGAGCTAACTTCCAACGCTCCATGATGATATTCTTGAATGGTCCTGATGTCCCCCACGATCTATTGTTATTCTCTAAATAGTCCTTAATATATCCATCAGTCGCACCCCACTGGTCACGTCTGATCCCTAAAAATCCTTTGTTATTCTTTACAGTTAAAGCATAATAAGTAACTTCAGAAGGTGTACGTGTGTTTTGAAGCCAGTCAGCATCTAAAACCCCTAAAAGCATTACTAATTGAATATTTGGAAAGGCTTTAATATGAGAGTCAATAAATCGTTTATAAGTATAAACAGTTGGCTTAACAGGAAGGAAGTTAATATCATCTGCAATATTAGCCATGTGCCATTCACCCCATTGACCATATCCCCTAATATCAATGTAATTAATTCTATCACCCCACCCTTTTTCATGTAAGTGTCTGTTTACAGTAAACAGTAAACTGTCAAACCTGTCCAGCAAGTAATTAGAGTTCCAATTAGGAACCCATTGGCCATTTGTCGCAAAATCTTTGACACTTGCCTTTTGCATGGAATCGTGTAAATATTTAGGATAACGGGACGATGACCCATTTATAAACTCTTCAGAAAGGAAATCATCTGAATCACAAAGAATCATTATCCCGAATGAGAACTTTGCGCCTACGGAAAAGGCTTTGTTGGCTTCCTGGTCAAACCGAGTCCAATCATAAACACCTTTACTTTTTTCAATGTCCAGCCACACAAAACGGAAATAAGCGTCCTTAAACCCACCGCCGAAGTTTGTGTAATTCTGATAGTTCCATGCCTCAAACCCGGCGAAATTCCTTTGCCTGTACGAAAAGCTTTTAGGGATAAAAAATGACGTTCCCGCAGAAGATTTGGGTGGAAGTTTAACCCTTGTCTGGGTAAACGTGTATTGATGTTTAATTATTACCGCACTATCTGAGCCGAATCTAATTGTGTCTGTTTGCCCTATGGATAAGGTATGGAATAATAAAAAAAAAGCTATGAATAGAATATAATTCATAAAATTCACTATGGTAATGCTACTCTTAAATGTTGCCCCTGTGCTGTAATCCATCCAATTTGTATTAAATTCCACCTGATTATTCCTTCTGAATATACAGTACAATACTCCACTTCATCGCTGATTTTCTTTATTGTAAAATGTCCCGAAGGTGTGCCGTATGTATCAATAAGTGTATATACTGTATCATCGTATGTTACAAATGTGTTTGCGCTTTGGATTGCTCTTATTGCCATTATAAATCGTTTTCGTGAGTAATTCTTAAACCTGCTGCATCAATATAAATTATTCGTGCAAGGCTTCCTAAACTCTTTAATATCTTAGCTGATGGTGCATACATTATAGAAGCAGCCGCCGGTACTTGTGTGCTGTGTGTTGCTACTAAAGTGCCATTCAAATAAAACTTTGCGGTCTGGTTATAATATTCAATAGCCAAATCATATTCGGTATCTGCTGCTACAGTTGTTATCGTTGAAGTTGTTTGCGGAGTTACATTATTGTGAGAAGTACAATTCCAAACACCTGAATTTTCAGTATCAGTATAAGTAAAGTAAATAGCATTTGATACCGTATTATCTATCTGGAAGCCTATAAATATTTTATAAGTTTCTGAACCATCGCTAAGGTCATTTATGATTACGTTTTTAAATTCGCATCTATAATAATAATCGTTATCAACCTTGCCCATTTGATTCTGGTTGGTTGCACCATAACCTCCGCTTAAAACCGCTTTACCCGTAGATGTTGTTCCTGTAGTTAATTCTGCATAACCGTAACCAGTAGCCCCTGAAATCGTCGAAGCATTTGTAGTTGCTGAAGCATTAGCACCTGTTCCCGAGACCAGTTCAAACATAAAAGTTGTCCCGACTGTATTTGTTTGAGATCCCTGAAATTCATCATACCAGAAATAACGTGGTATAATTGTCGTAGAACCTGCAACGGTTAAAGCATCAGTCATAAAGCCTTTAGTAAG